CGAGCCGCACAAGGTCTACCGGCGGGGTCGCTGCATCGCCCGGTCGAGGGCGGAGCGGCAGGCGCGGGCGTGGGCGGCGGCCCGGACCGCGATGCTCGTGGTGGAGCCGGCGCGGTGGATCGCCGCGGCCCGGCCGGACTACGTGGCGCTGGAGCAGGTCCCCCAGGTGCTGCCGCTGTGGCGCGTCTACGTGCGGGTGCTGCGGACGATGGGCTACGACGCGACCTGCGCGGTGCTGCACGCGGAGGAGTACGGGGTGCCGCAGACCCGCACCCGCGCGATCCTCGTGACGTCGCGGGTGGGTCCGGCGCGGCTCCCGTCCCCGACGCACCAGCGTTACCGCAAGGGCGTCGACCCGCACCACCCGGGCACCCTGTGGTCGCTGCCGCCGTGGGTGTCGATGGCCGACGCCCTCGGCTGGGGCGACGTGGAGACCGTCTCGAACTACGGGACGGGCGGCGACCCGCGCAACCGCGGACGACGCGGCTCGAACCAGCCCGCCTCGACTGTCACGTCGAAGTTCGACCGGACGATGGTCGTCGTCCCGGTCACCGAACGAGCCGTCACCGACCCGGCGCCGACCGTCACCAGCATGAGCATCGGCCAGTGGGCGTTGCTCCGGGCGAACAGCCGGAGCAACGCCTCCGTGCGGGAGGTGGACGAGCCGGCGCCGACGATCACCGCAGGGCATGACAGCGGCGACCGCGTCTGGCTCCCGGCCTCGTGGGTTCACGAGCGCCCCGCAACGACCGTCGTCGGCTCGTTCGGCGCCGACGTGATCTCCGCCCCCGGCTACCGCACCCGCGGCGGTCCGTCCCGCCAGAACGCCCCCGGCGGCGTCAAGGTCACGTTGGAGGAGGTCTCGATCCTTCAGGGCTTCCGCCGCGACTACCCCTGGTTCGGAAGCCGCAGCCAGCAGCACCAGCAGGCCGGGAACGCCGTCCCGCCACCACTGGCGTGCGCCGTCGTCGGCGAGCTGCTCGGACTCGACTGGCGAGCCGCGCTCGCCGCGCCTTTGGAGGAGACGGCATGACGCTGAGACTTATGGACGTGCGCCACGACTGTGGACCGCCGGAACTCCAGAGCGTCCTACCTACGTACGGCGCCAGGCATCAGGTCATGGCCCGGTGGCGCTGTCCGGAGTGCGGGGCACGCTGGCGGTACGAGGCCGAGTTCATGGATCACGACCGGATGCACTGGAAGCGGTCCGCGCCCGCGCGGTGGCGCTGGCGGCGTGCGGAACGTCGGCAGATTCTGCGCACGGCGGCGCTGGACGCCCGCATCGAGCGGGGTGAGCACCTTGGCGACTGACCGCGAGCCGACGCACGACAAGTGCGGACGGCCCTGGAGCGAGCACACGACGCCGGTCAACGACGCTGACATGATGCCGCCGGAGTGCCCGAGCCCGTCGCCTGACCGCGACCCCACTGGGACGCCGGGCTGGCGGGAACGGCTGGCGGCGGTCGCGGCGCACGCACTGAACGTTGACGTGCGGAGCGCCGCCGAGCGCGGCTACCCTTCGCGGCCCTACTACGAACTCGGCGCAGCCCTCGCCGCCGACCTCCGCGCCGCTCTCGCCGCCTCCTCGCCAGGCGTCGTGACGACGGAACTCCTGGCCTGGGCGTTCGACAGGGCGGCGGGCGTCGAGTTCACCGATGACGACGGCAACCCGGTCGGCCGCTTGCCGGGTGCTCACGCGCACGCGCTCATGGCGGTCGGAACGCTCGTAGAGGCCGGGCTGCTCTGCTGGGGGCACGCCGACATGGACGCCCTCCTCGTCGCCGCCCCCTCACCACAAGAGGGAGGGGGCGGGCGCTGCGCGTGCGGCAAGACGTACGCGGACTGCCGCCAGATGGCGCGAGTCGCGGCGCAGTGCTGCTCACGGTGCGACGCCCCGCCCCCTCCCGGTGTGCAGGTAGACCGGGAGGCGCTGAAGCGGCTGTCGCGGCTGCACAAGGCGACACCGGTCTGGCACTGGCCAGGCACCGAGGGTGTAGCCCGCTTCGGACCACCACCCGCCAACGCGGACGCCGCGCCTTCGTACAGCGTCTGCCTGACGTGCCACGGCAGTACCGATGCCGGACCGTACCAGGCTCACCCGTGTCGCACCGCCGCCGCCCTCGCTCCTCTGCTCGGTACCCCGGACGCGGACGGTGCGTCGTGAACGCGACCGAGCGGGCGATTCTCACCAAGGTCTATAAGGACACGGTCCCGATGACGACTGACCCGGCAGGCTGGCGGGAACGGCTGATCAACCTCGCCGACAACTATTCCCGCGTCGTCGGCGACGACCACATCGTTGGCGGCTTCAAGGAAGGGCCAGTCCTCCTGCTCGGTGATCTGCGGATGCTCGCCGAGTCGCTCCGCAGCACGACGGCACCTGATCCCGACCACAGAGGGGCGGGTTGGCGGGAAGGGCTGGCAGCGTGGCTCGCGGTTTGGGACTCACTCGGCTGCGATCCCGCCGATGAGGACGCCACGGCGTTGTCGTGCTCGTTCCAGTCCGCGCCGTTGTACGTGAGCCACCTCCGCGCCGCCCTCCTCGCCGCCTCCTCACCACAAGAGGGAGGGGGCGGGCGGGAGGTCGATTACGACCGGGGCTACGAGGACGGCTACTGCGCGGGCTGCGCGAACATGTCGCACCCGGTCAAGACGCCCCTTCATCGGTTGCCGCTGACGATCACTGCGACTGCGTCCGGCCATCAGACGGAAGGTGTGCTTGTCGGGATTCTCGCGGCGGAACTGGATGCGCTTGAGGCCGAAGTCGCACGGCTCCGCCCGCCCCCTCCCGGTGTGCAGGGCGACCGGGAGGCGTTGGAACTCGTGCTACGGCACCACCTGCCGGTGAAGACGCCGGACGGGTCGGTCATCTGCCTCTGCGACGTGACGGCGACATTCGACGGTCCGGTCGGCCACCGCCTGCATGTCGCCGACGCACTTCTCGCCGCCCTCGCTCCTCTGCTCGGTACCCCGGGTGGCGGAGGTGAGAAGCGGTGAGCGCGGCCGGGCTCGTTCTGTCGCTCTGCGACCGGACCGGCGTCATGGTGCAGCCGTGGCGGGAGGCCGGGTACCGCTGCATGATCGTGGACACCCAGCACCCCCGGGGTGAGACGACGGACGGGCTGCTGACCAGGGTCGGCGCGGACGTGACGACGTGGCTGCCGCCACTGACGGAGTACGCCGCCGCGTTCGCTTTCCCGCCCTGCACGCACCTGGCGAAGTCAGGCGCCCGCTGGTGGAGGGACAAGGGCCTGGCGGCGCTCATCGAGGGTCTGCAGGTGGTGGAGGCGTGCCGCCGCATCTGCGAGTGGACCGGGGCGCCGTGGATGCTGGAGAACCCGTCCGGCGCGATCTCGTCGCATTGGCGGAAGCCCGACCACACGTTCGACCCGTGCCACTACGGCGGGTATTTGGAGCCGCCAGGCGACGCGTACACGAAGCTGACGTGCCTGTGGGCCGGCGGCGGGTTCGTCATGCCGGAGAAGCGCCCTGTCGAACCCACGGAGGGCAGCCGCATGCACCTGGTCGGCCCGGGCCCACGCCGGTCGGACATCCGTTCCGTCACGCCGGAGGGCTTCGCCCGCGCCGTGTTCGAGGCGAACGGCCCGGCCGGGATGGCTACGCGGCTGCTCAGTACCTTGGACGGCTCCCCGTGACCACCGACTGCGCGTCCTGTCACCGCGTCCCGGTCACGGACAACGCGACCCTCTGCTACGGCTGCACGTCGGCGCTCCGGGAGGCGTTGCTGGACTGCGTCGTCTACGCGGCAGAGCTGGAGGTCACGGCGTCCCGGCAGACGGCGAGCGGGCGGGCGGGCGGCGCTGCGGTAGACCAGCCGCTCCCCTTCGACGAGAAGGCGTCCGACGCCGCCCACGCGCTTCGGAACATGCTGACCGGCTGGGTCCGCCTCTGTGGCGAGGCGGACGACATGACGGGGCCGTTGCCGGCCGACACCAGTTCGGCGTGTGCGGACTGGCTCGCGGCTCGCGTCCCGGCCCTGCGCCGCTTCGAAGTGGCGGCCGAACTGCTCGCCGACGTGCAGGGCGCGGTCCGTCAGGCGAAGCGCCTGGTCGACCACCACCCGCCGGAGCGGGTGTTCCTCGGCCCCTGCAACGCGGAGTCGGAGGACCGCTGCTGCCTGGCCTGGCTCTACGCCCGCCGCGACGCGGCGAGGGTGGTCTGCTGGAACTGCGGCGCTGAGCACGACGTGGAGGTGCGGCGGGCGTGGCTGCTGAAACTCGCGGAGGACCGCCTGGCCCCGGCGTCGGAGATCAGCCGCGCCCTGCACGGCTGGGGTGTGGACGTGAAGCCGAGCCTGATCTGGAAGTGGGCCGAGCGCGGCCGGCTGGCGGTCAAGGGCACTGACGCGCGGAACCGCCCGCTCTACCGGGTCGGGGACGTAAGGTCGCTGGTGGTCGAGGCGGAGGTCCGGTACGCGCAGGGGAGGACGGCATGAGGATCACGCGCGTTGGCGACCGCCTCGTGGGCGAACGAGGAGTGGGAAAGCAGCAGCCCATGCACGACTCGTGGCCCGACGAGGCGGTACAGCGCCTCGCGGAGGAGGCACAGTACCAGGCGACGTCACTGCGTCGCGCCGCCCGCCGCATGGCCGAGGACGCCGACTTCTACACCAGCGTCATCGCGTACCGCGCCGCAGAGCGAGAACAGTCATGATGGAGGTCGCCTGCGACTGCGAGGACGGCTTCGGCGTCCCGCACACGCACCTCACTGAGTGCTACGCCGTGGACGTTGGCGCCTTCCCCCGCCAGGCGACAGGCTGGGTGCGTCTGTGGGTGGACTGGAAGGCGGTGGCGCGAGCGTGACGCGGCGGCGTGTGCCCCCACCACTCGAATGGCATCCCGCCTACGCAGATCGGACGTGGTTGTACGACTGGCTCCAGAGCCAGGGACCCTACGCGAGCCAGGACACGATCCGCGTGCCCGTCTGCCGCAAGACGGTGGCGACACTCGCACTTGGCGACTCTGCGGAGTCGCCAAGGACCGAGGTGCAGACGTTGCGCCGCGAGCGGTGTCGAGGGCCAGCCCCCGTACGTTGGCCACCCTTTCGCGTACGAGTGGTTCGTCGCCAGCGACGCCCTCGGCCGATGCATCGCTGGCGAAGCAGACCGGGTCTACTTCGACGCCGTCCCGCACCGCGACACGCCCAAATCGGACGGTGCGTGACTCTCGCCCGACCGCATGTCAGGGTCCATTTACCCCAACACCACTATGTCCGGAGCCCGACGCCTGAGCACAACGGCGCCGGGTTCTGTCGTTCGGGAGGCGTCGTGGACGAGGTGACCCTGCTCCGCTCCTCGAACGAGGCCCTGACCTCCGAGGCCGCCGACCTGGCCCAGGCCCTCGTGGACGTGATCGTCGTCGCCGACGAGGCCGACGTGATCAAGCGGACCCTGGCCGCTGCTCTCGCCAGCCCCCTCGCCCTCGACAACCTTCGTGCCCGCCGTGGAGAGCTGGAGCCGTGACCCCGCCCATGCTCGTCCACGCCAGCATCGGCGAGACCCGCTCGTCGTGGGGCCTCCGGCCGCTGTCGCCCCTCGGCCAGGCGCTGCGCGGCCGGAACCCCAGCCGCGACGCCCGCCTGCTCATGCTGGCGATCGGCGCGCGTGCCAGAGCCAGGACCCTGCTGCGCTCACCGCTTGACCGCATCCGCTACCGCCCGCGTCACCGCCAGGCCCCTCTGATGCGCCTCCTCGCGGCCCGCCTGCTGTCGCTGCTCACCCCACACACCCCCTGGCACGTCGATGGCAAGGACGGGACCACAGCCCTCGTCTGGCGGGGCCGCGCGATGCGAGGCCAGCGCCTCGACCCGTCCGACCCAGCCGCAGCCGAGGCGCTGTCCGGCATCGACTGGCGCTACTTCGACGAGCCCTGACCCGCCCGTGCCCTGGTCCCGCTCCCGTCCCGGGACGAAGCCGGTCTACCGCACCCCCGAGTACCGCGCCACCGTCAAGCGCCTCTGGGCCGAGCTGCGCCGGAACGGTCACGGCACCTGCGCCGAGGTCCGGTGCGTCATGTCGTCCCGGCTCATCACGCCGGCCATGCGCCTCCACGCCTGCCACGACTCCACCGGGACCGTCGTCCTCGGCCTCGGCCACGCACAGTGCAACCTCACCGACGCCGCGAAGCGTGCCCGCGCACGGCAGACCGCCTCACGGCTCCGCTGGTGACCGGCGAGAGGAGACAGGACGTGCCTGCTCCGCCACGTAAGGCCCTACCGAGGGCGCCGTTGCGACCCACGCCGATGGCCACCCTGACCTTCACGCGACGGGGCGACGACGTCTTCGTCCACGTCCCGCTGCCCAAGGTCGCCGAGTTCGACCGCTCCACCATCGAGCCCCTGTTCCGGACCAGCGAGGACACCGACGGCGACATCATCACCATCCGCTGCACGAACGGGACGTTCCGGTACGTCATCCTCCAGCGCGACTGGCGCACACGAACCGTAGTCGGCGCGCTCCTCGACACGTAGGGGTGGGGGGGTAACCCCGAGACCACCACGCGCAGGACCCGCCAGTCCTCCTCGTCTCTCCCCGGTCTTTTTTCCACGCGAGGGGGCTGCCGTCGTGGCAACGCGCAAGCCAGGGGGGCGCACGGCCCCGCTGCGCGCGGTGGCACCCGACGAGAAGGCAGCGTCGAAGCCGAAGGCTCGGTACACCGTCGCCGAGGCGGCAGAGAAAGGCACCCAGCGGGATCTGCTGGTGGCGATGCGCGAGCGGATCGCCAAGGCCGTCGCCGACGTCAACTGCCCGCCGCGGGACCTCGCCGCGCTGACGCGGCGGCTGCAGGAGATCGCGCGGGAGATCGAGGCGATCGACGCCCGCGCGAACGAGGAGGCGATCGAGGGTGGCGCCGTCCCCGACGAAGCGTGGGACGAGGAAGCTCTCTGACGTAGCACGGCACGTCGTCGTGCCGGACGGCATCGTGTCCACGGGCTACCCGGCGGTGGCGGCGAAGTGCCGCGACATGGGGATCGGCCACGACGACTGGCAGCAGGGCTTCGGCCGGCTGGCGCTGGGAAAGCGGTCGAACGGGAAGTACGCCGCGACGGTGGGCGGCGTGGTCATCTCGTGGATGCGGCAGGTCGGCAAGACGTACACGGTCGGGTCGATCCTCTTCGCGCTGTGCATCTTGTTCCCGCGGCTGACGGTGCTGTGGACGGCGCATCACTCGCGGACCACCGACGAGACGTTTCAGGCGATGCAGGCGATGGCGAAGCGGCGCAAGGTCGCCCCGCACATCGCCTACGTGCGGGCGGCGAACGGGCAGCAGGCCATCGGCTTCGTGAACGGGTCGCGGATCATGTTCGGCGCTCGGGAGCACGGGTTCGGCCGGGGGTTCGCCGCGGTTGACGTCGTGGTGTTCGACGAGGGGCAGATTCTCTCGGTGAAGACCCTGGAGGACATGGTTGCCGCGACGAACCAGTCGAGGCATCCGGCCGGTGCGCTGTTGTTCTACATGGGTACCCCGCCGAGGGCGACCGACCCGGGGGACGCGTTCCGGAGCAAGCGGGCGAAGGCGCTGTCCGGCAAGTCGCGGGACATGGTGTACGTGGAGATCAGCGGCGATCCCGACGCGGATCCGGACGACGAAGAGCAGTGGAAGCACAACCCGTCCTACCCGCACCGCACGCCCCGGGAGTCGATGCTGCGGCTGCGGGAGAACGTCGGCTCGGACGAGTCGTGGCTGCGTGAGGGTCTCGGCATCTGGGATGAGCTCGGCGCGATCGAGGTGTTCGGCGGACGGTGGCCTGACTTCATCGACCCGAATGCCGAGCGCGGTACGGCCGTGGCGTTCGGGGTCGCGGTGGCGCCAGACAGGTCCTGGGCGGCGGTGGCGGTCGCGTGGCACCGCGACGATGGGAAGATCCAGGTCCAGCTCGTGGACGACGGCTACCGGCCGGGTACGGCGTGGGTCACGGAGCGGGCTGAGGAGCTGCGGCGCCGCTGGGGCGGTGCGGTGATCGCGTCGACCACGGCCCGCGGGCTGATCCCGGACGCGGTGGAGCCGTCGCAGGGTGAGCAGGCGCTCGCGCACACCCGGATGGACGACGAGGTCATGGCCGGCCGCGTGCGGCATGGCAACGACGCGGCGCTGAACACGGCGGTGCGGGCGGCGCGGTGGAGGGCGCACGGCGACACGCGCATGTTGGACCGCAAGGGTGCCGCGGACATCAGCCCGCTCGACGCCGCCGCGCTCGCCCTGCACGGACATCTGACAGCACCGGCAGCAGGAGGGTGGGCGTTCGCGATATGACCGACCTCCTCGCCAGGCTGTCCGCCAAGCTGGACGGGAACCGGGCGGCGCTGAAG